CTTGTCGGCCTTACTCTCACCGTAATATGCTTTCTCCATAGCTGCATATTCGAGAACAATATCAGGAGGTTCGGGCAATTCGCCCTTGTACTCCTCTATAGCAGTAAACTGCTCATCAATATCTCTCAGTAGTGGCCCTGCAAAACTCTCGATACCAGCACTCAATAGGACTGTTTGTTCTCCTATCATACCTGCGACTTGTGTAGCGGTCGGTGGTGCTTTCTTTTCCCATTGCCATTTCATCAGCATCATAAACAACTGGACGGCAAATAATCTCTCTACCTTTTCGTTGACGTGCTTACCTAATTCCAGACCTATATCAGAGCGCAAGCCTTTATTGACCAGCTTCGATGGTCCTTCCGGTCCAGCCGCCAATTCCTGAGAACTAACCCAAGTAATACCACCGGGACCGAACCGTGCACGTCCTTTAATAGTATCAAGAACATACTGACTCGGCCTTGCTTGCTGTTGGATTATATCCCAAATCGAAATCCATATAGCCTGTGTTGCTTTAATATCTGACATACCGAACCATGCTGGAGTGCGGGAATAATCTTCGTTGGGTAAACGCATATAATGCCAAGCGCTAAAAGGTTTATGATGAAATCCCTTGCTGTATAAAGGCTTTTTCTCTGTGGCGGATTCTTGTTTGCTGTTCTCGATGTAATATTGCATCCATTTACGGTCGGGTTTCTCATCCGTGTCGGATTCTGCATCACGTTCGAATATCTCATCATCAGCCCGATAGATAGCCATTATGACCTCGGCCTTATCCCAATACTTACCACTGTTGATTAACTGTTGAGTAGTTTGGCTTATTGATTTGTTATCTTTACCAAACGCACGAACAAAATCTCGAACATACATATCGTATTTGCGGTGATAGCCAATATCATTGCCGAATCGGTCTTTAATCAGGTAATTCTCGGTGTAATGCGGAACTGTCGTACAAATCTTCCCTGTCTGTTCATCTTCCTCAATCAGAATAACTGGTGAGCCGATAGTAACTCCGTTCAGTACAAATGAGTGCATATTTGCATAAAGGTCGGAATTGCGATAAACACTATACATGTGTTCTTGCCGATTTTGTAGCCATTCATTTACATCATCATTCCCAGCTAATTCTTGTTGTTTTTCACTGTACCTAAACCACTCAATGGAGGGACTGATGAGATTACCTCTGAAACCCGATGCCATAACACCAGCAGCCCAAGGTGGCGTTCCCTCAACAATCTTAGAACCAACAAACTTTCCCTGCTCATTGGTTTCTGTTATTAGGTCGGGCCGAGTATATTCGGCAACCTGCTTAACTTGGTCGTCCCACAAAGAGCGCCTCGCCTCAAGACCGTTCTGGTAAGTCTTAATTCTCTCGTATAGATTTTGTTCTTCCCATGCCGCCATAAGCTACACCGCTTCTAATCCTTCAAAAATAGGATTCTTCTCTGGCATTATCCGCTTGATTTCAGCTAAGGCCCTTTCATGATGTAGAGAGCGACTCTTGCTCATACCAAACAAAGTCATCTGCTCAAGCCGACGTTCGCAATGTTCACAAACATAAATTACCTTATATTCGTCCCTGTAAACGCACTCGTCCTTATGTTTTCCTCTCTTGCATAACCAAGCCCAATATCGCTTTTGAAAATAGCTCCATACACTCATAAGCTACGCCTTATTCCTTTGTTCTATTTTCCATAACCATTCCAGAGTCAAACTCTTCCCAAAAACCTTCTTCCCACAAACCTTCTCCCCACAAACCTTCGTCCTGAATAAAACAAGCACATTTTTCAAGTTCTTCTATGCGTTGCACTAAATTATCAAAATCCTTTTTGCCGATAAGAAAAATACTTTTTTCCATATTTTGAAGGGCAAATGTATATGTCCCACCACCTTCCGGAATTGTTATAATTATTTCGTTTGGTTCATTAGGGTCAAATTCATTAGGGTCAAACCTGCACTCAAGCGCCGTAATGCTTTCTCTCAAGCTCGGCTCACCCGGCTCGTTAAAGACCTCCTTCTGTAATAACATATATGCCTTTATCAACTCTTTAATGTCAAACCTGTTAGCTGCGATATTGAACATCAACCGTGTATGCTCTGTATCGCCAAATTCCACCTTCCAGTCGTCACGGGCTTCAATTAGAAATTTGCCACTCTTGTCCTCTTTGACAACCTTTCGTGATTCCTGGCAGCCAGCCAAGAACACAATTAATGTGAAACCAATGATGTATCGCCACATACTTTTCTCCTTAATCTCTCATTAACGCCGATGTGACCTTCTTGCGTCTATGCGATTTTTTAATCGCATTCTTAGCACCCATACCACCAACACATCTTTTCCATGCCTCATCTTTAGAGAATCCTTTTTTGAGGTAATTTATAACGCATTTGTGAGCATTCTTTGTATGTATGCCCTTGCCTTCAGGCGGTTTTAAGCCTGCATTTCTATACATATCTTTTATTTCTTGAGACATCTCTACAACCCTCTCACCCACGGATTACTAAGCTTGGCCGGTCCCATCTCTTGCATAAGAGCAGAGCTTGGACCACGCTTCTTCTTACGCTTCTTATTATCTTCGCCAGTCTCAACAGTCGGAGGAATAGAGCTCTTGACTACTGGAATATCTGGTTTTTCAAGCAATGGCGCAGATACAAATATAAATCCAAAAGAAAACATATTAGCTTCTCCTTTGTCCAAATTCTAAGGGGTTCGAGGCCCATGCGTCCTCGTCTCTTTGATATTTTATGTTTGAGGCTATCGGGTGGGGGTAGCCAATCATTTCTCCGCCGATAGTTCCGTAGCGATATTGCAAAGCCAGATGTCTTAATGCGTCCATCATGTGACGTTCCCACGATTGTAGTGGCGAATTATGATAAACTGGTTGGTCATCTGTGCTTAATGCCTCGTTCTTTTTCTTTCTGTAGCCTTTGGCAGCATCAATGAATATCTTACACAAGGGTTTGTTAATCTCCAACAAAGGCCAAATAGAACGAACCGCCTGAATACCATCATCAAAACTTGAATCTGGAACAGGAAGGAAATTTATGCCAAGTTGAGCTGCAATATCTCTTGTTGCCATACCCGTCTGCATACTTTTACGGTTACTCTCGATAATATCACGACCAGTATAAGAATCACCGTAAACATAGTTCTTACTCTGCATCATCTTCGCCATTGCTGGTATCCCAAGCCCTTGATTATCCCAGTAACAATCAATTATTCTGATTCGAGAACGAAGGAATTGAACATCAAGTGAGGCAGAATAAATATCCCCCAAGTCTGAGAAGTTATATACCTTAGCTGTGGGGTCGTGGTCATAATTGCCTATCCTCTTATCTTTCTCTGCTATTGCCAATTCCCGCCCATAATAAGTTCCTTCTCGATAATCCGGTAGCTCACCAAGTACACGGATTTTGTAGTTATTACTATGCACTCCGTACTTCTTGCGCATTCGTTCTTCATAGTCGCGGCCTGCTACTCCGGGGATTATCTCTCTGCCCTCAATGTAATTTGGCGTATCTTTAACTGATATGCGTACAACATTCCATCCCGAACCCGGAGCTAAAGCTTTTGCAAAGTCGCTTGTTGGGTCCGTAGGATTGCCTATAGCTAATACCTTGCATCGCTTATTGACAACAAGAGCATCCATCACCGTCCGCCATATCTGAGTCAAGATAGCAAACCCTTCATCCAATATCACCAAAAGCCATTCATTGTGCCAGCCCTGCATCTTCGTAGCGTGTTCTGCCGCCTGGTCAGGTGACGTCGAGAACCCAATAGCAAAGTTCTTTTCCCATAACCCCTTTTGTGCTGGTTCTAAACTGTCCAGTATGTCTTGGCTTGGCTTCACATTCCACATCAAAGAAGTCATTTTGCCGCCCAATGGGACTTTTGCTCCTGAATAAGATGTGTGTATCTCTCGCCAAAGGATATTGCGGATTTGGTTATCACTTGGTGCTGTGGTAATTACAGTAGAGGGCTGAAAACAAGACTTGAACCATACTGCTATCCGACCCGAAACGTAACTCTTTGATACATCATGTCCTGCTGGTACTGCTGTAAATTGATTATCCCTAACGCTCTCAGCAACATCAACCATCTTTGACCAAATATGCTCTTTCTTAACATCAAGGCAATCTGTCATAAAGCCAATCGGGTCTTGACGATAACCGATAAGCTTATCGTAAATCTGCTGCTTTAACTGGTTATCAGTGGCCGTTGCTACCATTAACCCTCATTTGTGCTGCTATATCTGAAAGAGTAAGATTACCTGTTACCTTATGGTCGTAATTGTCAGACCACGCATTTACTTGTTTCCTCGTCCTGTTCTTCAGCCAAGCCATACAAGCCCCTGTGTCCGGTGGGTAATGCTTTGTGATGTCTGTAATGGTTATATCCCCCTCATACGAACTGATATGAACATCTGGATGCTCGTAGCCACACGCCCGTAGGTACAAACGCTCTGCCACATTTGCATCTGCTGCGATTTTCCCCTTTTTTAAGGACTGTAAAAACTTAGGTTGTTCAATCTTCCAATTATTAATTGTTTTTTCTTCTACCTCAAAGAAATCACCTAATTCCTTGTCTGTTGCACCCAAAAGGCATAATTTGTAAGCTTGGTTTGCGTACCTTGCCTTATACTTTGTTGGCCTTCCGCCTGTCTTCTTTTTCTTCTTTTTCTTGGCCTTCTTAGCCATTACTCAAACGCCTTCTCTAAATTTTGAATCACCCGGCTTGTTCTAAATTCCTCGTATGCCTT